GCTCGCGAGCCGCGGCCGATGATCGTGCGCTTCGCCAGCCCGGCCGATCTCGAGGCCATCTGCGCAGCCCTGCGGCCGAGCGACCGGCAGGAGGTGCTGGCGCTGCGCCTCGAGGGCGACGTCGCCGCCTTCGCGGCCCAGCTCGTCATGGGGCTCGACCGCGCGGTGCTGCGGATCACGCTCGCCGGCGACGACGGCACGCCGATCGCCTTTGTCGGCCTGTGGCTGCACGGCCCGGGCGTCGGCTCCGCCAATCTGATAGCGACCGAACGCTGGGAGGAGATCGCCGCGCCGGCGCACCGCTTCTGCAAGCGCGTCGTTATCGGCCGCGTCGCGCCCTCGGCCTTTCGCCGGCTCGAATGCCGGACGCTCGCCACCCATGCCGCCAGCCGGAAATGGCTGCGCCGGCTCGGCTTCGTCGAGGAGGGCGTCTGCCGGGCGCTCGGCCGCAACGGCGAGAACTTCGTCCAGTGCGCGTGGGTCCATCCCGACCATTCATCCCGACAGGAGGCCTGACATGTCGTTTTTCTCGAAGATGTTTTCCGGAAAGCAGCAGCGCCTGCAGCAGATCGCGCAGGCCACGGAGCTGCAGCAGCAGCAGCAGCTCGCGGCGCAGCAGCAGGCCGAGCTGCAGAAGGAGCTCGCCGCGGCCGCGGCCGATCGCGACGAGCAGCTGCGGATCCTGACCGAACAGGGCAACGCCTCGCTCGAGGCCGCGGCCGAGACGGCGCGCCTGGCGCAGCAGCAGGCCGACGAGGCGAATTACCGGGCCTCGCTCACCCCGGCCGACAGCGAGGATGCGCGGCAGGCGACCGACGCCCGCATGCGCAAGCTGCAGCAGAAGCGCGGCTTCACCTCGACGCTGGTCTCGCGCGCCGGCGGCGGGCTCGGCGCCGCGCCGGTCGCGACGCGCCAGCTGCTCGGCGCCTGATCCCTTCCTCACGGAGACACCCATCATGATCAGCGCGACGCAGGTCCTCGAGCGGCACAACGATCTGAAAGCCACGCGCGCGCTGGTCGAGCCGCAGTGGCGCGACCTGGCCAAGCTCTTCCAGCCGGAAGATGCCGACATGTTCAACGGCAACAACAAAAACCGCGTCTATGAGGATCTTTTCGACGCAACGCAGCTCTATGCGCTCGAAAGCTTTTCGGGCGGCATCTTCGGCCAGTTGACCAACCCCACGAACCGCTGGTTTTCGCTGACCCTGCCGGACAAGGATCTGGCGAAATACCAGCCGGTGCGCGCCTGGCTGCGCACGGTCGAGGACGTGATCTATGCCTCGATCTCGCCGGCCGTCTCGAATTTCTACAACGAGGTGCCGGCCTGGCTGGCCGATCTCGGCTGTTTCGGTATGGGCGTGCTCTATCAGGAGGAGAGCCTCGGCAAGGGCCGGATTATCGACCGCTGCATCCCGCTGAGCGAGAGCTACATCGCGCTCGATGCCGATGGCGACGTCGACACCTTCCACCGCAGCTTCAAGCTCCGCGGCGACATGGCCAAGCGGAAATATCCGGAGCTCGCGGCGCTCGGCCCGGCTGTCAACGACAAGAACGAGTATGTCTTCGTCCATGCCGTGATGCCGAACCCGGAGTTTCAGCCCGGCCGCCTCGGCACGGCCGGCGCGCCCTATCTCTCGGTCACGGTCTGCGAGCAGCTCAAGGCCTTCCAGCGCATCCGCTCCTATCGGGATTTCCCCTATGCGACGGTGATGTGGAAACGCCGCGCCGGCCGTACCTATCCGGTCGGCCCGGGCCACATGGCGCTGCCCGACGTCTCGATGCTGCAGGAGATGGAGCGCACCAACCTGGTCGCGGCCCAGTTCGCGGCCGAGCCGCCGACGCTGGCGCCGGACGAGGCCGCCTTCACCGCGGCCGACATCGTGCCGAACGCGCTGCTCTACGGGGCCGTCAACGAGCGCGGCCAGGCGCTGGCGCAGACGCTGAACCGGGCCCAGAACCTCAACCTCTCGAACGAGGCGGCCGAGCGCCGGCGGCAGGCGATCCGCGAGGCCTTCTATTTCGGGGTGATGCAGCTGGTGAACCGGCCGCAGATGACGGCCACCGAGTTCCTCGGCTTCCAGGAAGAGAACCTGCGCCTGATGGCGCCGAACCTCGCCCGAGTCCAGAGCCAGGGCCTGTCGCCCTATCTGCAGCGGCGCTACCGCATCCTCGATCGCGCCGGCCAGCTGCCGGAACCGCCGGAGGAGCTCGACGGCCAGCGCCTCGAGCTCGACTACGTCTCGCCGCTCGCCAAGCTGCAGAAGGCCGGCGAGGCGCGCGCCGTGCTCGGCTGGGTCGCCGGCCTGCAGCAGCTCGCGGCCGCCGCCGAGGACCGCGGCATCATGGACAACCTCGACGGGGACGCGGCCGCGGCCGTGCTGCACGAGGCCTATGGGCCGCCGCCGATCGTCCAGCGCGACCCGCGCAAGGTCGAGGAGATCCGCAGCAACCGCGCCGCCATGGCCGAGCGCCAGATCGCGCTCGAGCAGCAGGGGCAGGAGGTCGAGATCGCCGCGACCGCCGCCCATGCCGCGCAGGCCGCCACCCTCAGCGACGGGCGGGCCGCGGCATGAACATCGTCGCCTGGCTCAAGGGGGCATGGAAACAGCCCGGCCACCGCGCGCAGGTCATCACCGAATACGCGGCGCTGATGCCGATGCGGCACGTCCTCGCCGACATCGCGCTGCGCGGCGCCGTCTTCTCGGTGCCGCCGCCTCCGGCCGATCTTTTCCAGGCCGGCGTGAATGAGGGGCGCCGGCAGATGGCGCTCGAGACCATCCGCCTCGCCGGGACGGACCCGGCGGTGCTGCAGCAGCTCTGCTTCGAACCCGTGAGGAAAGACCCATGATCCGATATGGCCTGGATATGATCGCCCGGCAGGCCGCCGAAGGGGCCGGCGCTGCGACCGGTGATGCCGGCGCGGCCGCCGGAGCAGCCGGAGCAGGCGCTGCCGCTGGCGCGGCCGGTACCGGCGCCGGTGCTGCAGCCGGAGCCGCCGCGGGGGCCGGCGCGGCCGCGGCCGGCGCCTGGTACGACAGCCCCGATCTCGATCTCGATCCGGAGGACCGCACTTTCCTCGCGGCCCGCAACCCGGGCGATCTCAAGACGGCCATCCGCTCCTTCCGGGAGACGGAGCGCCTGGCGCGGGACCGCAATGTGCTGCCGAAACCGGATCCGACCAAGATGGGCGAGTGGCCCGGCTGGGGCGATCTCGGCTGGAAGTCCGACGCGGCGGACTACGCCAAGAGCATCAAGCGGCCGCAGGTGCCGCATGATTTCCAGTATGATGCGAATTTCGAGGCGAGCTTCGTCAGGAAGATGCACGAGGCCAAGGTGCCGCTGCCGATGGCGCAGCTCGCCCTCGACACGGTCATCGGCTACGCCAAGGACGCGATCGCCGCCACGGATGCCAGCGGCGCACAGGCCGCTGCCGCGCTCGATCAGGCCCTCAAGGCGGAGTGGGGCGGCGATTACGACGCCAAGAAGGAGCTGAGCCAGCGCGCCGCCCGGCATTTCGGCATCGGCCTGGACGATGGCGCCGAGCTCGAGCGGATCGTCGGCTCCGCCCGCATGATGAAGATCTTCGCGACGATCGGCGAGCAGCTCGGCGAGGATACGCTGGTGACGCCGAACGATGGCGGCGGCTCCGGCCAGATGTCGCTCAGCCAGGTCCAGGCCGAGATGGACCGGCAGGCGGCCGATCCCGATTTCATGAAGGCCTTCGAGGATCCGCGCCATCCCCGCCACAAGGAGGTCCGCGGCCTGCGCGACGCGCTGATCTCGAAAAAGGCCAAGCTCGGCGGCGGCTGAACGAAGCCCGCCGGCGGCTGATGCCGGCTTCAGCAGGAGAGAGACGATGACGGACGAAGAGGCCGGCGCCACGCCGGCGACGCACACCGCCCCGGAGGATCTGGTCAGCGACGCCAACCCGAAGGCCGCGCGCCAGCGCGCGCCGATCAAGACGGTGCGCGGCCTCGGCAAGGCCTTCCTGGCCTGGCTCGAGAAAAACCCGATCGAGGAGGGCGCGGCCGAGCGCATCAGGATCGGCGCCAACGATCCGCTGTGGAGCAACGCGCCGATCGAGCTGGCGAACAGCTGGCATCGCGAGGCGGAGATCGGCTGGAATTTTTCGGTTTTCGAAGGGCGCCTGGTGCAGGCGGTCAGCGACGCGCAGATGGAGCGCGGCGGGGTCTGACGGAAAAAGGGCGGGAACCGAAGCCCCCGCCCCCCTGTTATGCCTGTCAGGCGGCGGGTGCGACGTCGGAGAAACGCTTGCCCGTCTTGATCTCGCTGATCCGTCCCGGGTTCACGTCGAAGTTGGCCGCGATCCTGTTCAAGAACTCACCCGCACGGATGCGGCTCTTGATGATTGCGGCGTCCTTCGCCGTGAGGCTACGGGACGGGCGGCGAGTGCCCGGAGGCTTCCTGCGATCTGCCATGAGGTGATCTCCCATGTTGGCAGCAGTTGGCAGGACCATCTTGCGCGGAGACCCCAAATCAGCATAAGCAGCCGAGGTGGGTGATCTCCACGGCCCGCGCGGTCCAGACAGCACGGGCACTGCCTAAAATTAAGCGGCGGCAGGGGGTCGGATCCCTGTGCGCCGCTTCTTTCATTCCAGGCAGCCAACCGCAACCTGTCGGTGATTCGTCGAAGCCGGTCAACTTCGCTTCGTATCCAGTTGACACCTGTCCACGGATGATGCAGCCCTTGTCATGTCGACTGGGGCTGCTTCGCGTTGGCGAGGCATGCAAGACGCCGCTCCCTCCCAGCCCCTGGGTGGCCCGCCGGACCTCGAGACGCCGCCGATGATCAGGCGTCTCCGCCGACCGCAGGCGTAAAACGACAGGCTCGGCCCGGCCTAGGGATGCGTCCCGACAGCCCGCTCCCTTGCCGAAACCTCTGAACCCAATCGTTCACATGTTTCGCAAAGGAGGCTGCGATGCCGCAGCAGTTCGGGCCGATCGAGGCCGTCCACAAGGTCCGCTACAACGACAACGTCCAGCTCGCCGTCCAGCGCAAGCGCGCCATCTTCCGCGAGACCTTCAGCTACATCCCGGACGTCAAGGGCAAGGAAGCGCAGGCGGTCGAGCTCGTCGGCAAGAGCCAGGCGCAGCGCAACGCCCCCAACAACGCGCCGACCCCGAACATCCCGCCCTCGCATGCCGGCATCTGGGTGAAGCCGCAGCGGCTGACCTGGGGCCGCACCATCCCGTCCTCGACCTCGATCCTGACCGCGACGCAGTACGACAGCATCTATGTCCAGGAAGGCGCGGCCGCGATGCGCCGCGGCGAGGACGAGATCCTGGCCGAGGCCTTCTTCGGCAACCGCCTGGTCGCGCAGGACGACACCGGCCTCTACACCTCCGTCGCCTTCGACACCGCCAATCAGCAGATCGCGGTGAATTACGGCGCCGGCGGCAACACCAACCTCACGGTCAAGAAGTTCGTCGCGGCGCTGTCCAAGTTCCAGGATGCCGAGATCGATATCGACCACGAGGAGATCTACTGCGCCATCACCGGCAAGCAGAACGAAAGCCTCTATGCCGAGCTGCAGGTGACGTCGAAGGACTACCGCAACAAGGCGGTCTTCGAAGACAAGCGCGTCATGCAGTTCATGGGGGTCTGGCTCGTCCCCTATTCCAGCCTGCCGAAGGACGGCAGCGGCTACCGGCGCGTGCCCTTCTGGGTCAAGTCCGGGATGCACATGGGCGACGCCATGCCGCTCGAGACGATGATCGAGCGCAACGCGGCGATGCAGTACCAGCCGCATCCCTTCATGGAGCAGTGGATCGCCGCGACCCGCTCGGAAGACGAGAAGGTCATCGAGATCCTCTGCGCCGAGTGATCGGCCCGCGCCTCTGAGGGCCGGGCGCCGCGCCCGGCTTTCGCCGCCGCCCCCCGTCTTTCCCGTTTCAGCATCAGGAGGGCCACATGGCCGTCGTCACCAAGTACAGCCAGGCGCATCCCGACCCGGCGACCAATGCCCGCCCGAAGGGCATCGACGCCGCCGGGCGCGTCAACGCCGCGATCGCCACCATCGCCGTCGCCAATGGCGACAGCGCCAACTCCAAGCTCTTCATCGCCAAGGTGCCGAGCTGGGCGCGGATCCTTCCGATCTCGACCGTGCGCCACACCGCCATCACCAGCCTCAACGATCTCGACATCGGCACCGACGACGATCCGGACGGTCTCGCCGACGGTCTCGACGTCTCCTCGGCCGGCACCAAGTCGCTGGTCGCGGCCGTCGCTGTCGGCAACCTGCACAAGCGCCTGTGGGAGCTCGTCGGGCTGACCAAGGATCCGGTGAAGGAGCTGAGCATCTACGCGACGATGAAGATCGCCGCGACGGCGGCCGGCACCATCCAGTTCGAGCTCTACTTCGCGACCGAGAACTGACGCCGATGCAGCGCGCCGCTTCCGAGGTCGAGGCTGCGAACGGGGCGCTTGCGCATGTCAAGCACCCGCCGATCGCCTCGCTGCAGGAGCGGCGCGCGGCTGCCATCGCCTGCCGCACGCGTTTCGGGGACACCCGGGACGCGCTGCTGCGGGAGTACCCCTGGAATTTCGCGACCGCCTGGGTGACGCCGGCGATGGATCCTCGCCCCGGCCTCGGCATCTTCCGGAACCGCTATCCGCTGCCGGCCGACTGCGTGAAGGTTCGCAGCGTCGCCGGCCTCGAGCTCGACGACTGGGCGATCGAGGCCTCGAGCATCAACCCGGGCGAGGACGCCGTCCAGGTCAGCGTGCTCGTCACCAACGCCACCGCCCCCAACATCGAATACACTCGCCGGATCGAGAGCCCCGCCTTGTGGGATGCGCTCTTCCTGCAGTGCTTCCAGCTCAAGCTCGGCGCCGCGATCGCGCCGCTGGTCGGGCGCAACAGCGGGCTCGCGGCCGAGCTCGAGGCGCGGGCCGAGGCGAAGCTGCGGCCGGCCAAGCGCGTCGATGCGCAGGAGAAGGCCCGCACCGAAGTGTCGCGCGACACCTCCTGGCTGCGCGCCCGCCGGGGCATCCGATGACGGCGGCGACCCTCGAGAAAACCGCCTTCTCCGCCGGCGAGCTCGATCCCGCGCTGCATGCGCGGCGCGATCTCGGCCGGTACCAGACTGGCCTTGCCAAATGCGAGAATTTCGTCGTCATGGTCGAGGGCGGCGTCACCCGCCGGCCGGGCACGCGCTTCGTCGTGCCGCTGCGCAACGAGGCGCAGCGCGGCCTGCTGCTGCCCTTCGAGTTCACGATCGACGACGCCTACCAGCTGCTCTTCAACGACGGCTACATGCGCGTGCTGCGCAATGGCGGCGTGGTCGAGGCCTCGCCCGGCGTGATCTACGAGCTGGCGACGGCAGCCTTCACCGAAGCGGTGCTCGAGAAGATGCGCTGGGCCCAGTCCGGCGACGTCATCTTCATCGCCTGGGGGGGCCGGCCCAAGGTGCTGACGCGGATCGACCACAACAACTGGACGCTCGCCGACTATGTGAACCTGCGCGGCCCGGTCGAGCCGCAGAACACGGATACGGCGAAGACGCTCTCGGCCTCGGCCGCGACCGGCAGCGGCGTCACCCTGACGGCGAATTTCAACGCCTTCGACGTCAAGCATGTCGGCTCGACCTGGCGGCTCGACGAAGCCAACCTCGCCAATGTCGCGCGCTGGAAGGGCAACGAGACGGGGCTCACCGCCGGGAGCCTGCGCCGCAATGCCGGCAGCGTCTATTCTGTCGTCTCCGGCAGCGACGCCGGCCCCAACCCCCCGCAGCACGACGAGGGCGTGGTTCTGTCGGGCTCCGGCAATGTCGCCTGGCAGTTCGAGCATGCCGGCTCCGGCTATTTCAAGGTCACGGCCTATGTCAGCCCGACGCAGGTCACGGGCGAGGTCATCGGCAAGCTGCCGAGCGACGTCGTCGGATCCAACGCGACCTATCGCTGGTACGAGCCGGCCTGGTCCGATCTGAAGGGCTGGCCGACGCAGGTCCTGCTCGACGACAACGCCCTGTTCTGGTTCCGCGGCAACAAGCACTGGCGCTCCAAGGCCAACGACTTCTACGATTTCGACATCACCACCGACGACGACAGCGCGATCGCCGGCCTGCTGACGGCGCCGAATGGCCAGCTCGTCGACATCCAGTGGGCGCTGAACGCCGGCGTCGTCGTCCTCGGCACCCGCTCGAGCGAATGGACCCTGCGCGCCGGCGGCGACCCCTTCGCGCCGATGACCATCGCCAATGTGCGCGCGCTGCCGGGCACCACCGAAGGCTCGGCGCCGCACCGGCCGCAGGCGGTCGACGGCGGCGCCGTCTTCATCGGCCGCTCGCGCCGGCGTCTCCACTTCGCCCAGTTCGACGTGCTCGGCGAGAAGGTCTCCACCGACGAGCTCACCCTCTATGCCCGCAACATCCTGAAAGGCGCGGCCATCGATCTCGCCTATCAGCGCGACCCCTACCGCGTGATCTGGATCGCGCAGGCGACGGGCGAGCTCGTCGCCATCACCTTCCGGCCGGACCAGGAGGTGATCGGCTGGCACCGCCACCCGATGACCAACGGTTTCGTCGAGGATGTCTCGGTCATCACCTCGGCCGACGGCGTCAGTTCCGAGCTGTGGCTGATCGTGCGCCGCACGATCGACGGCCAGACCAAGCGCTATGTCGAGGTGATGCAGCCTTACTTCCAGCCGCTGTCGATCGACGCGCCGACGGCGCAGGGCGCCTGGTTCGTCGATAGCGGGCTGC